AACCGTGGAAGAAGCGATCACCTATCGTGAGAATTTCAGCCAGCGTGAGGGGATGCTGATCTGGCCTGACTTCATTAACTTTGACACCGTGCTACAGGCCGATGCCACGGCGTTTGCCACGGCCCGCGCCCTTGGCCTGCGTGCCAAAATCGACGAGCAGACCGGGTGGCACAAAACCCTGTCCAACGTCGGTGTGAATGGTGTCACCGGACTGTCTGCGGATGTGTTCTGGGATCTGCAGGACCCGGCAACCGATGCGGGGCTGTTGAACCAGAACGACGTCACAACGCTAATCCGCAAAGATGGCTTCCGTTTTTGGGGTTCCCGCAGTCTCAGTGACGATCCCCTGTTCCAGTTTGAAAGCTACACCCGCACGGCGCAGGTGCTGGCTGACACCATGGCAGAGGCGCACATGTGGGCGGTGGACAAGCCGCTTAACCCGTCGCTGGCCCGCGACATTATCGAAGGTATCCGCGCCAAAATGCGCAGCCTGGTGAGCCAGGGCTACCTCATCGGTGGTGACTGCTGGCTGGATGAAACCGTGAACGATAAGGACACGCTCAAGGCCGGGAAGCTGCTGATCGATTACAACTACACGCCAGTGCCACCACTGGAAAATCTGCTGTTACGCCAGCGCATCACTGACCAGTACCTGATGAACTTTGCCAGCCAGGTCAGCGCATAAGGGGGCACCATGGCTTTACCACGCAAGTTAAAACACCTAAACCTGTTCAACGACGGGAACAACTGGCAGGGGATCGTTGAATCCCTGACTCTGCCGAAATTCACCCGCAAGTTTGAGAAGTATCGCGGCGGCGGCATGGCTGGCGCGGTGGACGTGGACATGGGGCTGGATGACGGCGCACTGGACACGGAATTTTCCATTGGTGGGATGGAGTCGCTGATCTTTAAACAGCTCGCCAAAACCACCGCTGACGGTATTCAGCTGCGCTTTACCGCGTCCATCCAGCGCGATGATACCGGGGAAGTGCAGGCCGTGGAGCTGGTTGTGCGCGGACGCCATAAAGAGGTGGACTCCGGCGAGCTGAAAACCGGGGAGAGCAACAGCACCAAAGTCAGTAGTACCAACAGCTACGCCAAACTGACCATTAACGGTGAAGTGCTCTATGAGGTCGATACGATCAACATGGTTGAAATCGTGGACGGCGTGGACCTGATGGAAGCGCACCGCCGCGCCATCGGCCTCCAGTAACCCATAACGGCGCGGGCATCCGCGCCCTGTTTTCCGATGTAAGGACAAGAACATGAGCGACAAAGTAAACGAAAAAACCGTGGTGCTGGATACGCCAATTTTGCGCGGTAAGAGTGAAATCAAAGAGGTGGTGCTGCGTAAACCCCAATCCGGCGCGCTGCGCGGTACCCGCCTGCAGGCCATTATGGATATGGACGTGAGCGCGATGATGACCATCATTCCGCGTATTTCCAGCCCGACGCTGACCCCGCAGGAAATGGCAGAGCTGGACCCGGCGGATCTCACCGCAATGTCCGTGGAGGTGGTCACTTTTTTGTTGAAGAAATCGGTGCTTGCCGATTTGCCGACAGCCTGACGGTTGATGACCTGGTGGCAGACATTGCCACCATTTTTCACTGGTCGCCGTCCGTCACCGACGTTATGCCGCTGACTGAGGTGCTGGAGTGGCGGCATAAGGCGATCCTGAGAAGCGGGGCCAGCGATGAGTGATAATAACCTGCGTCTGCAGGTGGTTCTTAATGCGGTTGATAAACTCACCCGCCCATTCAAAAGCGCGCAGGCCAGCACGAAAGAGCTGGCTGCCGCTGTCAAAAAATCCCGTGATGCTCTCAATCAGCTGGAAAAGTCCGGAAGCGGCCTTGACAGTTTTCGTAAGCTCCAGGGAGAAAGCCAGAAGCTGGGTGACAGGCTGAACTATGCCCGCCAGCGTTCTTCTTTGCTGAAAAATGAGCTGGGCGCTATGGGGCCGCCGTCGCAGCGGCAGATTGTGGCGCTTGAGCGTCAGCGGCTGGCAGTTCAACGTCTGGAAGAACGACAGCAAAAGCTGCAACGCCAGAGCGCGCTGGTTCGTGCTGAGCTTTACCGGACGGGCATTTCTGCAAAGGACGGGGCAAGCGCCACCGCCCGCATTACCCGTGAAACGGAACGCTACAACAGCCAGCTTTCGGTGCAGGAGGCGAGGCTAAAACGGGTAGGGGAGCAACAGCGGAAAATGCACGCTGCCCGAGCGGACTATTCCCGCCGTCTGGAGGTTCGTGATCGGATTGCCGGGGCCGGGGCGACGACAACCGCCGCCGGGGTGGCAGTGGGTGCGCCGGTAATAGCTGCCGTGAAAAGCTACGCCAGCATGGAAGATGCCATGAAAGGGGTGGCGAAGCAGGTTAATGGCCTGCGTGATGATAACGGCAACCGCACCGCCCGCTTTTATGAAATGCAGGATGCTATCAAGGCCGCCAGCGAGCAGTTGCCGATGGAAAACGGGGCAGTAGACTTTGCCGCACTGGTTGAGGGTGGTGCACGCATGAACGTGGCAAACCCCAATGACTCCTGGGCAGACCAGAAGCGTGACCTGCTGGCCTTTGCTGCCACGGCGGCGAAAGCCTCCACGGCGTTTGAACTCCCTGCAGATGAGCTTTCTGAAAGCCTGGGGAAAATCGCCTCGCTCTACAAAGTACCTACCCGCAACATTGAGCAACTGGGCGATGCGCTGAACTACCTGGACGATAACGCCATGTCAAAGGGCGGCGATATTATTGACGTCCTGCAGCGTATGGGCGGCGTGGCTGACCGTCTGGATTACCGCAAGGCTGCCGCGCTCGGCTCCACGTTCCTCTCCCTCGGTACTGCGCCAGAAGTCGCTGCCAGTGCGGCAAACGCGATGGTGCGTGAGCTGTCCATTGCCACCATGCAGAGCAAAAGCTTTTTTGCGGGCATGGACCTGTTAAAGCTCAACCCGGCGCAGATTGAAAAAGAGATGACCCAGGATGCGATGGGCACTATTCAGCGCGTGCTGGAGAAGGTCAACAGCCTGCCGAAGGACAAGCGCCTGGGCGCGATGACCATGATTTTTGGCAAGGAGTTTGGCGATGATGCGGCGAAACTGGCAAACAATTTACCAGAGCTGCAAAGACAGCTGCAGCTTACTGCTGGCAGTTCTGCCAATGGCTCGATGCAGAAAGAGTCTGACATCAATAAAGACTCCCTGTCTGCGCAGTGGTTGCTGGTCAAAACAGGCGCACAGAACACGTTCAGCAGCCTGGGTGAAACGCTGCGCGCCCCACTGATGGCAATTATGGGAACGGTCAAGCAGGTCACTGGCTCATTCCGCCGCTGGGTGGAGGAATACCCGAAGTTGGCAGGTGGCCTGCTGAAAGGCATGGCGGCGCTGGCGTCGATTGCGGTTGTGCTGGGCACGGTGATGCTGGCAGTTTCTGCCGTGCTGGGACCGTTGGCGCTGATGCGTTTGCAGTTTTCAATCCTGGGCATCAAGGGTGGCAGCGCCTTTGGACTGATCACTAAAGCTATTGGTGGTGTCGGCAAAGGGATCATGTGGCTGGGCCGCCTGATGTTTGCAAACCCTATCCTGGCAGTGATCGGCCTGATTGCCATGGGCGCTATTCTTATTTGGCAGAACTGGGACACCCTGGGGCCGAAGTTCAAAGCCATGTGGGATGCGGTTTGCGCTGCCACCACGGTGGCGTGGGAATGGATTAAACAGGCTGCCAGCAGTGCCTGGGAAGGTATCAAATCCCTGTTTTTCAATTACACCCTGCCGGGCCTGATTGCGAAAAATTGGGACGCCATTAAGGCCGGGGTGTCCGAGGCATGGGCCACTGTCCGGCAGACCATCAGTGATAAGTGGGCCGCCATTCTGGCAGACGTTGCCGCGCTCCCGGCAAAGTTCCAGGAGATGGGCAGCGCCATCATTGATAGCATTCTGAACGGTATTAATTCGAAGTGGGAAACGCTCAAAAGCAAGCTGTCCTCTGTGACCGATTATCTGCCGGACTGGATGACCGGAAATAATAAAGCACCGGGCAAAACGCAGGTGCAGGTGGTCGGTGGCGCAGCTGCCGCAGCGGTTCCGTTTGCCGGGATGTATGACAACGGTGGCGCTATCCCGCACGGTCAGTTTGGCATTGTCGGGGAAAATGGGCCGGAGATTGTTAACGGCCCGGCGAATGTGACCAGCCGCAGGCGCACAGCAGCGCTGGCGTCTGTGGTTGCCGGAATGATGGGCACTGCTGCAGTGCCTGCAGAGGCTGCGCCACTCCATCCAATGAGCCTGCCCGCCGCAGCGTATCGCGCACCGCAGGAGAAAGCCGCCAGCCAGCCGCCTGCAGTGCGCTACGAAATCAACGCGCCTATTCACATTGTTGCCCAGCCAGGCCAGAGCGCGCAGGACATTGCCCGCGAGGTGGCAAGGCAACTGGACGAACGGGAACGCCGCGCCAGGGCGAAAGCACGCAGCAACTACAGCGATCAGGGGGGATATGAATCATGATGATGGTGCTGGGTTTATATGTTTTTCAGCTTCGCACTGTGCCTTACCAGGAGCTGCAGTATCAGCGCAGCTGGCGGCACGCCACCAACAGCCGGGTGAGTCGTCGTCTTTCCACGCAGTTTCTTGGCCCGGACAATGATTCACTCACCCTTTCTGGCGTCCTGCTGCCTGAAATTACTGGCGGCAGGCTGTCCCTGCTGGCACTGGAGCAGATGGCGGAGCTGGGCAAGTCGTGGCCCCTGATTGAGGGCAGCGGTACGATCTATGGCATGTTTGTGATCGAGAGTCTTAGCCAGACTAAAACGGAGTTTTTCGCAGGAGGCGAGGCGCGCCGGATTGAATTTTCCCTGACCCTCAAACGGGCGGATGAGTCCCTTTCCGATATGTTCGGCAGCCTCAGTGACCAGTTGAGCAACCTGCAGGACTCTGCCGCATCAGCTATCGGTAACATCACCAGCACCGTCGGAGGGCTGCTGCAATGAATATCAGCTCTGATCTGCTGGACCTCAACAGCAAAACGCCAGCTTTCAGCATTGTGATTGAGGGCAAGAACGTGACGGAGGTATTGGATAAGCGCCTGATGAGTCTGACGCTGACGGACAATAGAGGTTTCGACGCTGACCAGCTCGACCTGGAACTGGACGACGCCGACGGTCAGATTGTGTTGCCCCGGCGCGGGGCTGTTATCACCCTAGCGCTGGGCTGGAAAGGCCAGCCACTTTTCCCAAAGGGCAGTTTCACGGTAGATGAGATTGAACACGCTGGCGCACCGGACAGACTGACCATCCGCGCTCGCAGCGCCGACTTTCGGGAAACCCTGAACACCCGGCGGGAGAAGTCCTGGCACCAGACCACGGTGGGAGGCGTGGTGAAAGAGATTGCCGCCCGGCACAACCTGACAATGGCCATGGGCAAGGACCTGACCGATAAGCCAATGGATCACCTGGACCAGACCAACGAAAGCGACGCGAGTTTTTTGATGAAGCTGGCGCGGCAGTTTGGGGCCATTGCCTCTGTCAAAGACGGGCATCTGCTGTTTATCCGCCAGGGGCAAGGCAGAACTGCCAGCGGAAAGCCGCTGCCGGTAATCACCATCACCCGCAAGGCCGGGGACAGTCACCGTTTCAGCCTGGCAGATCGTGGAGCCTATACGGGCGTGATTGCCAGCTGGCTGCATACGCGAGAGCCAGCAAAGAAGGAAACCACAAGCGTTAAGCGCCGGAAGAAAACTACGACAACAAAGGAGCCAGAGGCAAAACAGGGGGATTATCTGGTCGGTACGGATGAAAACGTGCTGGTACTTAACCGGACCTATGCCAACCGGGCCAACGCTGAACGGGCCGCCAAAATACAGTGGGAGCGCCTGCAGCGTGGAGTGGCGTCCTTCTCCCTGCAACTGGCGGAAGGCCGGGCCGATCTCTACACGGAAATGCCTGTGAAGGTGAGCGGCTTTAAGCAGCCCATAGATGAAGCGGAATGGACGATCACCACGCTCACGCATACGGTCAGCGCTGACAGTGGTTTCACGACCAGCATTGATTTTGAGGTGAAAATAGATGAGTTCGCAATGGAATGATTAGTTCAAAATTGCGAACAATGATGTATCATTATTGCGAACTGGTTAATAATGAGGGCTGATTATTATGATGAATTGTCCTATGTGCGCTCAGGCTGCACATACCCGCAGCAGCTTCCAGGTTTCCAACGAAAC